ATGAATGTAGTGGCTTTTTTAAATTATTTAAGTTTTGTAAAAGATAGAAACAAATGGCAAAGTTAACAGCGCAAAGCAGTAAAGGGTTAGATGATTTTTTTAATAATTTTCAAAATAACATTGAAAATATAGAACCTGACAACTTACAATTAGTAATTAATGAGTTCATTAAAAAACTACAAAAGAATTTAAGAGATAAAGATTTAGAAGCGTCAGGAAAATTAATAGCATCTATTCAGCCATTACCGATAGAACAAGAGCCAGGTTTATTAAAAATAAAAATAGAACTTGAGGACTATTGGAGACAAGTTGAAGAGGGAACAAAGCCACTTGGATATACAAAAGAGAATAGAAAAAAATTACAGCCTAAGATATTAAGGTGGATAAAAGAGAAACCAAGTTTGCAGTCAAAAGTCGAAGCATCAAAAAGACTTTCACTTAGTTATGCAATAGCAACTAATATACTAAAAAAAGGTACTATAAAAAGATTTAACTATAAAGGATATCCATTTTTAACAAAGGAACTTGATACATTTAAAAAGAAAATATTAAAAGCATACGAAAATGGCATTAACGATTTATAACGCACCTTATAGCTACGCACCGGCATATAATCAAATGGTGTTTACATTAAGCAGTACAAACATTGCACAACCTAATTTCAGGTATATTGCGGATGTTTATATGAATGGAAGTAGCACTTACACACGATTACAATGCGCACCGAATCCAACAAACACAAGCGGTGTGTTTGATATTAGCGGTATTGTGCAAAATTCATTAAGTAGGGATTTTGAAGACAACACAACCACATTTAAGCAATGCAGTAACTCTATTGCATCGTATTTAGTTCAATTTGGTGAACAATACGGAGCGAGTAGTGGAATAACTAATTACCCTAATTTAACAAGCTCAAGCGGTTATGCTTATAATGGAGTGTTTGAGCCTTTGATGTTTTTAGACTATACAGTTAATAAGTATGTACTTCAAAATACTTCAAGTCAATTCTTAACTGATAGACCAACTTTTGAAACAAGGTCAGGTGAAAAATTAATTTTAGGATTTATGACTGATGCTGTTAATGAAGCCTATAATTTAGAGATAAAAACTTTTTATGACGATGGAACTATATTTAATACAGTAAGAATACAAAACCCTTTTACAGCATTAAGTAATAGAGCAGATAGAAGCATAAACGTTCAAGTTGATTATGATTGGTTAGATACTTTAAGTGATAGTGATTTATCTTTTGGAAGTACACCAATTTTTCCTGCAACTTATGAATATTATTTTGTTACTATTAAAAACAGTTCAAACCAAACAGTAAGTGAAACAATAACTATTTACCCGGGCGAAGATATTTGCTCAAAGTACACTCCGATACGTTTTAAGTTTATGAATAATTACGGTAAGTATGATTATTACACATTTACAGGAGCGACAACAAAAAACACAAGCATTAAACGAAATACTTTTAAAAGCAATCCAAACGAGTGGAGCGGAGTTAATTATAACTATGCTACAACGAGCAGGGGGTTAAGCCAATACGAAACAATACTTGACGATACGATAACAATAAATAGTGATTGGATAACCGAAGCAGAGTCTATTTGGTTGGAGCAATTAGTAACAAGCCCAGATGTTTACATTTACGATGGTAACGATTTGGTATCTGTTAACATTACTAATTCAAGCTATCAAACTAAATACGTTGCAAGTGACCAATTATTCAATTTAGTTATTTCATTTACTTATTCACAAAACAGAAAAAGACAAAGAAGATGATATTAACACAAATATACATTAACAACGAAGAAATAGATTTAAAAGACGACGTTAGCATCCCTCTTAACTTTGACATTGCAGACATACGAGAGCCTGAAAAAAAAGGTACTACATGGAGCAAGACAGTTATATTACCTGGCTCTGCATTTAACAATAATCTATTTTCAAATATTTGGAATGTTAATGCGGTTGTGGATAGTTCAGGCACTACTAACTTTAATCCGAATTTTAATCCGAACTTAAAAGCAAAGGCTGAAATATATTACAACAATGCTTTGCAAATGAGTGGCATTTGTCAGTTGTTGAATGTAAATGTTACTGATAAATACGAAATAAGTTATGAGGTTGCTTTCTTTGGTGAACTTCAAAACATATATCAATTCTTTACTAATAAGTATTTAAGAGAAATAGACTTAAGCCAATACGACCATACGTATACTTTACATAATCAGTATTTAAGTTGGCTTCGTGATTTTGGCGATGGCTATGTTTACCCGCATTTAGATTATGGTTATTCTGTAAATACTCAATTTAGAGTTGAGCATATATTCCCTGCTATATATATAAAGACAATTATTGATAAAATGTTTAGTCAGGCTGGCTATTCTTATCAATCGAATTTCTTTAATAGCGAAATGTTTAAACATTTAATATTACCTTATTCTGGCGCATCTACATTAAAGGTAACAGCGGAGCAAGTAAGGGAACGAACTATGCGAGCGAGTAAAGTTTCAATTGTTAGCGTATTAAATGATTTAGTGCCACCATTAACAAGTAATGTAACTTTTACAGATAAAACGACACCTCCTAACTTTGATGGTGGCAATCATTGGTATGATATTAATGGCGGTGCGGACTTTAATACGTTTGTGGTACCAAAAGCAGGAACGTACACAATAACAGCTTACATAAAAGCTAATATAACACATCAACCGAGTACAGCGACTGCAACATTAAGTCAGGCACGTAGGCATGTAGGACAAATGGGAGTATTTAAAAATACTTTACAAATGATAGCAGGTCGAAACTGTTGGATGAAAGAATTACCTGCATCTGTAGACATAGATGATGCTTTTATGTTTACAGCAAGCACAATATCAACATTAACAAGTGGGACAACAAGTTTAGATTCGGATGGTACGTTTTCAATAACAACTTTTTTAAATGAAAATGATATACTGCAATTTAAGTATGTAGAAAATACATTAGGATATAATCTAAGTCAGCAAGGCAGTACACTTGTAGATACTATTTATAAGAGCGGTGGAACATATCAACCTCATAACACTACTTCTAATTTTAAGATGAACTTTTTAGCTGATAGTTACTTTGCTGTTGCATTGGCAGATACTAACTTGCAGGAAGGTGACGACTTAGAATTAAATACAGTATTGCCTGACAAAGTATTGCAAAGTGATTTTTTCAACTCAATAGTTAAGATGTTTAACCTATTCGTTGAAATAGATAAAACGAATGCTAATAACTTAATCATTGAGCCAAGACCTACTTTTTACAGTAGTGGTGTTACAAGGGACTGGTCGCAGAAACTTGACTACTCAAAGGAAACAAAGATTATTCCAATGGGTGAGTTAAACAATAAGACTTACTTGTTTACTTATAAGTCTGACAAAGATTATTTTAACAACCTTTATGAAACAAGGTATAACGAAATTTACGGACAACAACAATACGATATACAAAACGATTTTTTAAAAGGCGAAGTAAAGAATGAAGTTATATTTAGTCCGACACCTTTGGTTAACACAATAGGTCATGATAGGGTAATATCTAAAATTTACGGAGTTGATACCAACGGACAAATAAAACCAACGAACTCTAATATCAGAATATTATATTATGGCGGTTTAAAAAATACAGCGTTTCAATGGTCGCACATTGCGAGTAGCGGAACTACATTAAGGACTAACTATGCTTATGCCGGGCATTTAGACGATGTTGATTCACCAACTTTTGATTTATCATTTGGAGTTCCACGTGAAGTTAATTACAATCCAACAAGGTATACAGCTAACAATCTTTATAATAAATATTGGAGGGATTATATAGAACAGATTGCAGACAAAGATTCTAAATTATTTGTAGGTTATTTTTACTTAAATGAGTTTGACGTTCAAAGTTTAGATTTTAGGGATTCATTCTTTTTTGAAAACGAGGTATGGAGACTTAATAAGATAATTGATTACGATAGAATAAACAACCAAACTACTAAATGCGAGTTTATTAAACTTAAAACATTGCCACCTTACGAAGATGACAATGGAATTGATATTAACGGAGGTTATGAGGAAATTGATAGCATTAATATTGCACCAACTTCAAGAATAGCAACTACTTACAATAATAACCAAGTAGCAGATGGTGCTTTGGTAAGTGGATTCAATAATTTAGTTAGTTCGGGAAAAGGGGTAATTGTAACAGGAAACGATAACATAGTAGGAGATGGGAGTTCTAATATATCAATAACAAGTTCAACTGGTGTTACTGTATTGTCTGGGATTTCAAATGTATCTGTAACAAATAGTAGCGGTATTACAATAAGCGAATCGAACGTAACTTATAATAATGGAATTAAGACTTATAACAATATAGCTTATAAAAAGTATATAGCTTTATTGAATCAAACAGGAACAAACGATCCAACAGCAACTGTTTTAGAAAATACTTTAAGCTCAGTCATTACATGGACTCGTTCTGCATTAGGTGAATATGAAGGAACATTAACTGCTGAATTTACAGATAATAAAACATTTGTATTAATAACAATAACACAGAATGGTCAAGTATTAGCTTCAAGAAAAACAGATAATATAGTTCAAGTATATACATTTACAAGCAACGGAACTGCAACAGATGGATATTTGACAAATGCAAGTATAGAAATTAGAGTTTACTCATAAAAGGTACTTATTACAAATGGCAAAAGAAGTAATTGAAATAGATGTTAAAACCAATATTGTTGGCGAATCAGTAACAGACCTTAGAAAACAATTTGCCGAAGTTGAGGATGCCTTGTTCAACATGGCTGGTGCTGGTAAACAAAACACCGAGGAGTTTAGAAACCTACAACGTGAGGCTGGAAAAATAAAAGAGCGTATTGATGACTTAAATGAGTCTATTGACATGTTAAAACCTGAAGCTAAGTTTCAAGCGGTTGCAAATATTGGGGCTGGCATAGCAAGTGGGTTTGCAGCAGCACAAGGCGCAATGCAACTATTCGGAGCTGAAAGTGAATCTGTTGAAAAGGCATTGTTGAAAGTACAAGCCGCAATGGCACTTTCGCAAGGAATAGAAGGTGTTATTGCTATGGGCGATTCTTTCAAAGTAATGAAAGCAGTAGCCTTAGATGCTTTAAAAGGAATAAAAACAGGAATAGCCGCAACTGGAATAGGTTTATTTGTAGTTGCATTAGGAACTGTTGTTGCATATTGGGATGATATTAAAGCTGCTGTAAGTGGCGTAAGTGAAGAGCAAAAAGAATTAAATAATTTAACTGACTTAAATGTAAATCAAGAAAAGGAAAAACTAACAGAATTAAATTCTCAAGATAATGTTTTAAAACTTCAAGGCTTAAGTGAAAAGGAAATTTTAAACTTAAAGATAAAACAAACAAATGAAGTAATTGCAGCAACGGAACAGCAGATAAAACAAAAACAAATAACCAGTAAATTAGAAATTGAAGCTGCTGAAAGAAATGCTAACATAACAAAACAAATTTTAAGAGGTGCAATGG